ATTGAGAAAGTAACTGAGTTACTCCAAGCAATCAAGAAATGTGAAATAGCCAAAGATCTAGCATATCAACTAGATCAATTGCTACCTTCATCACTGAGCAAGACCCAAACTGAACTTACTGACTTATACATACAATATGGTATTTTACCAGACGATAGTAAAGCAGATAGTCAAGGTTGGATCGAAGCGAAAGTGATTCGCCAAGCTAAAGATTCACTGTTTAAACAACAGGAACAGCAGCTAAAGCTACAAATCTTAGAAGTCCTTGGTTTCACGAAGAAACTGACTCCTGAATCGTCCATAAATTGAACCTATTTTAGGTCCCTCATTCTTGATAGTGGGCACGCCGCCTTCTACTAACCATTAACCACATCCGAAAGGAGCAGTTATGACACAACAACAGCAATGTTGGAGTGAGTTAGAGAGAGGAGCTAGGCATCGCCTTGTAGCCATAAACCTACCCCGTTATATGATCAATCCACTTGTGGATTGTGTCTTTAAATGGGTTAGGGATAGTGGGCCTGAGTGGACGGTCTCGAGGCTTAAAAGCTTCAAGCTCGACCTAATCCGCCGTAAGGCGGGTCTCCAGTCGGAAATCCCATGGATTCGAAAGAATTCAGAAGGATTACCTTTTGGGGTCTTTGGCTCAGTGATGCGTTGGTGTATGAGTGCCTTATCTGTAGGGAAATCTCGTAAGAGATTTAACTCAGCTCTACAAGCACTTAACATATCTTCATTATTTACTAATGAAACTGTCACGGAAGTGCAGTTTCAGAAGTTCATGGATGGAGTAAATTGTGAGGAACCCGACGGTTTATCCGTTGAGTTTATCTCTCAATACCAGCATCATGTTATGCGGACAATTCCGCATACACAAGTACAACGAGGAGGAAATTCATTACTTGAATATAGGGGTTCCACTTAGAAGTGGTCTCCTTTGTTTCATAGTAATAAACGTGTTCGCCAATCCGATGACATTCTCGCAGAAATGCGTTATGCCGAAGGAAAGGAGAACTACCTTTTTGCATGGGAACATCTTGAGCTTTATGCTCCAGTTGTTGCCGGAATAAAAGGTCCTCTCGTCAGATTGCGAGACAATCCTGATAAACATCTGTATGGAGGTGAAGTTCACTTCCTTCAAGAGCCTGGACTAAAGCTGCGAGCAATCGCTAGCCCGTACAGGATTCATCAGTTGGCACTTAAGCCTCTTGGTGACGCGATTTATCGCGTTGTTGAGAAGCTTGAGTGGGATTGTACTTTCGATCAATCGAAAGCAATACCTTGGATCCAGAGATCCTTGTCAGCAGGAAAGACAGTTCATTCTATAGACCTTACCGGTGCTACGGACTATTTCCCTTTAGGGATTCAGCTCGAAACACTGATTGGTATATTTGGTGAATTGCCCGACATTAAACTACTCAAAGAAATCTCCCAACTTAGATGGAAATCTGAGAAAGGTGATATCATTTGTAAACGTGGCCAACCTTTGGGTTTATACGCAAGTTTTGGTATGTTTACATT